GCAATTTGCGCCCAAGCCGGAATCAGCTAAAGGGCTCGAGTCCACTATGGAAGCAAATAGCGACACTACAAAGGAATGGAACATGGATTCTAAAGAATTGGAAAAACTGCTTGCTGACACAGCCAAGCAAGCTGCTGTTGAAACAGCAAAAGCTATTGCTGAAACGCAAGCTAAAGCTGCTGCTGAAAAAGCACTGGCTGATCGTGCACAAGCTGAGCTTGATGCAAAAATCAAAGCTGCTGTTGCACAAGTGCAAACAGTGGACACGGGTGCTGAGCGTTTGCTGGCCGAAGTGGAAAAACGTGTTGCTGAGCAAGAGCAAGCACATAAAGCCGCTCTTGAAGGCTTAGAAGCTACTCTTCGCGAAAAAGCTGCTGAAATCGAGGCTATCAACAAGTCGCGTATGCAGTTCCAAGACACCAAGTCTGGTGACATGAACTACACAGACAAAGAAAAAGCTGTGTTCTTGTCGAAGATGGCTGGTAAGTCGGTTGATTCGACTAAGTTTGGTCGTGACTTGGTTCAAAAGTACGGTGCACACGTTCCTAGCGCTACGTGGGAATTGGAAGTTAGCCTGAATCTGGAAGCTGAGGTTCGTCGCCGCTTGGTCGTCGCTCCCCTGTTCCGTAACATCGCTATGCAAACCAATGTGATGAGCATTCCGGTTAATCCAGAAGCTGGTACAGCAACATGGGTTACTAACGCTAACTTCGGTGCAGTTCCTGCTAGTTTGGGTGCTGCTGGTGCTAGTGCTGGTAACACAGCTACGCATGCAATTAAAGAGATTACTCTTAATGCATATAAAGTGGCTACTAACGAGTACACGGCTTACGAAGAAGAGGAAGATGCTCTTATCGCTATTATGCCCGTGATTCGTGATGGTATGATTCGCCGCGTTGCTCGTGCAGTTGACAAGGCTTTCTTGCTTGGCGCCGGCTCGGGTTCTGACCCAGTTAGCGGTTTGGCTACACAAGCTACTAACTCCACTGGCAATATCACCACAAGCACGCCTTCGGCTAGCTTTGTGGCTACTGTCAGCACGTTGCGTAGTCTGCGTAAAGGCCTTGGTGTGTGGGGTCTTGATCCTGCTGATGTGGTGTTCTTGGTTTCCAGCGAAGTTTACTACAACTTGCTTGAAGATACAACGTTCCAGACAATGAACCAAGTTGGTCCTCAGGCTACCCTGTTGACTGGCCAAATCGGTCAAGTCGGTAACAGCCCAGTCCTGGTTTCTGGCGAATTCGCTAGTGCTGCTTCTGGTGCAGTTGGTATTATCGCTCTTGCTCCTAGCAACTTTATCGTGGGTAATCAGCGCGGTCTCCGCATTGATACACAAGAGTTGGTTGAGACACAGCGTCGCGTTATGGTCGCTAGCTTGCGTACAGGTATGGTTAAAGTTACTAGCAACTACGGTGCTGGTGTTACCAAGCTTGTTTACTCTGCCTAATCTTCCGATTAGTACTGACAGGGCTGAAAGGCCCTGTCTTTTATATAGGTTTTTTGGGAATCTATATAAAAGACAAGCGAGGTCAATATGGCATTAAATTTAATTACTATTTCAGAATATAAAGCTTATGCCGGGATCAAAAGCACCAATTATGACAAAGAGATTATTGGGCTTATTCCTCGCATAAGTCAGTTTGTTAAAAATTACTGCGGCAGAACTTTTGTAGACTATGTAGATACTAACAAAGTTGAGTATTTTAATGGTGGCACAAATAAGTTTATTTTAGCTGAAACTCCAGTTATTAGTATTGCTAGCGTTGGTTACAGCGAAGATTTTGGCAAAACCTATACTAATCTTACAGAATATGTAGACTGGGTACTAGATGATTATGCAATTCGTAGTTTAAATACAACGGGCGTTACTAGTTTAATTACAGTTAATCGTGCATTTCGTGAAGCGATTCGTGGTTATAAAATAACTTATCGCGCAGGCTATGATGATGTGCCTCCAGACGTTGCACTAGCAGTTATGGATATGGTAACTTATTATCGCAAAAGCGATATGAGTGTGCACAGTAGCAAAGCGCCTGGTACTAATAACGTTCAGATCGAATATATTTCGACAACTAATCTACCTGCACATATTAAACGTGTACTAGATATGTACAGGTCGGATTACACATAATGGCGTATTATACTCCAGATTGGATAAGAAAACTAGTTAAGCAAGATCACGAAGCTATTAATGCAGAAGTTAATAAAAAGGGTGGAGACTTTAGAAGTTATATAGACTCAGTTTTACCCTTTACACTTTATATTGATATAGCACAAATTCGTAAGGAGATCTTGCAACCACAAGCTCCTTTTATACAAGAACTTGCTAATCAATTAGGATTAAAAGATCCGCAACAAATTATTACTGAATTAGATAATACTTATCAGGCAGTAATTAATGACTTTATTAATAATAAAAAATTAGTTACAATAACTGATCAAGAATTACAGCAAAAATTCGATAATTTAAATTCTGTAGTTGCTGCTGAAGGCAATATACGACAAGTTTTAAAAACAGAATTTAGCAGAACACTAATAGTTAGTAACCTATCACAGTTAAATAAACGTGTACTAATTATTTATCCAAGTTTTAAAACCATTAGATTTGGCGAACGATTCAAAGAATTGTTTAACTACGATAGTTTTTCTTCCGAACTTTTAGACAGCGGCGATTCTCCTAGATCTCTAGTAAAGAATTTTTTAGCCGGAAATTTTGGAAAACTACAGAACATAGGTCATATTGAAGTAGATATACTTAGTAGTAAATCCAGAGAAGTTAAACGCGGCTTAGTAACACCAAGACTTTTACAAGCACTACTATCTTTACCTGATAAAAATCAGGCACAAAGAGTAACCAGAGATTTTAGTCAGCAAACCGGTCAAGCACAAACTAGATTAGTAATTAGAAAATTATTTACTAAAAATAAACTAGTTTTAGAAATGTTAGTTGAAAATGCATTTTTAATTGGCAAAGTTGAAGCCCAACAAGCAAATGCATTAAAATCAGGCTTTGAAAGAGCATATCAAATAGGTAAAAATTTTACGCAGTTTTTACAAAAAAATGCTAAATATCTTCCAGACTTAGAAACTAGCAAATCATTAAATCAGTATGTTGCTGATAGTGTTTTATCCGCAATGAAAGGTAAACGAGTAGAATCCTATAGTTCTAATACAAACATTGTTGAAAAAACTAATATTAGTATTAAAACTGTAAAAGTAAAGCTACCTAAATCTCCTAGCGGTACTAGTACTTTATCTAAACTACCAAAAAGTACTACTTCTGAACCATCTCTTTTCAATTTACAGTCATTAATTAATGCACAATTGGTTGAAAAAGTAAAAGAAAATATGGGCAATGGCGATCGCCGAGATATTTTAAACTTGCGTACAGGTAGATTTGCTGAAAGTGTTAAAGTAGAGCGATTAAGCATAAGTAGAGAAGGCATGATTACAGCATTTTATACTTATATGCGTAATCCATATGGAACTTTTAGTGAAGGTGGTCGTCAAGAATATCCTCGTAGTCGCGACCCTAAACTGTTAATAGCTAAATCAATCAGGGAAATTGCCCAGACTAAAGTACAAAATAGACTAAGGGCGGTATTAGTATGAGTAAACGAACACAGATTGTAAAAGCCCTAGCCAGTAAATTAGCTCAGATTAATGGCAAAGATCCCTACAAAGTCAATCTTTATAAAAATGCCTATCCTAAACTAAAATTTTGGGACGAGGTACAAGACTTTCCTAGTGTGTATATATCTCCAGGTACAGAGACTCGTGAGTATCATCCTGCGGATTTTGCTTGGGGTTATTTGGGTATTGCAGTAAAAGCGTACTGTCACGGCGAGATGAGCAGCGAACAATTAGAATCACTATTGGTAGATATCGAAACTTGCGTAGATGCTAATCGTCAACTAGTGTACGATACAACCAATGATTATTCCACGACTGAGATTTTAATCCAGTCAATCACCACGGATGAGGGGCTATTAGCACCTTATGCAGTTGGAGAAATTAACTTACAAGTCCGATATCAGATTATGTAAGCAACCATGCCACTATTGCTAAAAACAGATAAATGTCTAGTTTATGCACTTAGGGCATTAACAAAAAAGGAAATAGAATGGCATCGACATTTAATTTAATTCGCGACAGTAGAGTCTTCTTTACTACTAACGTTGACACATATGGCGTAGTTGGTTCAAGTGGATTTACAAGTGGAGCCTACGGCACAGGCAATACTTGGGAAATTCAAGTGCAAGATGGTTTCAGTTTTAGTCAAAATACTACTACAGAAACTGTTACACTTAATGAAGCTGGTGCAACTCCCAACCGTGGTCAACGCAACTTTAACACAGCATTAGAGGCTGTGGACTTTTCATTTAGTACTTATATCCGTCCGCGCGATGCTGGCACCTATATTGATGCTGAAGAGGGCGTGTTGTGGAATGCTATGTTTAGCGCAACAGCTATTCCATCCGGTGCTACTAGGACTACAAATGCATGGCAGCCCGGCGCTTCATCGGCTACTTGTGTTCTTACTAATAGCGGCAAACATCAGCTTCAAAAATTTGGCTTGATCATTGTTCTTAGCGGCACTACCTTTGTGATCGATAATTGCGTTATGGACACAGCAACTATTGACTTTGGCTTGGACGCTATTGCTAGTATTGCTTGGGCAGGTAAGGGCAGTACTCTTCGTCAATTAGCAACTACCGTTGTTCCTACAGTAAGTGGCAGTGTTGTTACCCTTACTGGCGGTGGTTTTACTGGTACTAATGAAGCTAACTATAAGAATACTACAGCTCCTTATCTTGCTAATAAGTTAAGCACAGTTACTTTAGATGCAGATATTGATGTTGGCGGTACAGCTTATACAGTTGCACTTACTGGTGGTAGCTTAACATTTTCAAATAATGTTACCTACTTAACGCCAGCCAACTTAGGTGTGGTTAATCAACCTATCGTGTACTTTACTGGTACTCGTGCAGTTAGTGGTACTATGAATGCTTACTTGCGTAGTGGTAGTGGTAATACTGCAGGACTTTTAGCCTCAATGTTAAGTAACAGTGCTACTGCTACTAACCCAGCATACTACATGAAGCTTAGTATCGGTGGTACTACAAGTGCTACAACACGTGTTGATATTGAAATGCCAGCAGTTATGCTTGCAATTCCTACAGTTGCTACGGAACAAGTTGTTTCCACAACAATTTCGTTTACAGCTCAAGGTTCTTCAAGCAGCGCATTTGATATTGAAGCACTTAATGAAGCAACAATTACTTATGTTGCTCCTAACGTAGCCTAATTAATATAAACCAGAACTGGGCCATACGGCCCAGTTCTAATCCATAAAGGTAAACATGTCACTTTCTCTTAAAACCCTACTCGTACCCTCAAAAGCACTGGAAGTTGAGTATCCCGGAATGCCTGATTTTAAAATCAACTTGGCATTTTTATCTCGTGAGACTTTGCAAACAATTCGCAAAAAGGCTACAAAAACCACCTTTAAAAATCGTCAGCCAGTTGAAGAGTTGAACGATGACCTTTTTCTTGAGCTTTATGTAAAAGCTAGTATTAAGGGCTGGACTGGACTTAAACTTAAATACTTGGAGCAACTGGCACCAGTTGATCTTAGCGGCCAAGATGCAGATGCTGAACTTGAGTATAACGAAGAAAACGCACTGTACTTGATGAAGAATTCCACAAACTTTGATAGTTTTATTAGCGAACAGGTAACAGACCTGGGAAACTTTTCTACGAACAAATAAATAGTATCCATGATATGATTACTAGGCATATGCAAAATGCCGAAGTAAACGTAACCAAAGAAACTTATTTTGAAATGTGCGAAATGCTTGGCGAAGAGCCCACTGAAGAAAATACACCAGTAGATTTTGCAGATTTTCCTGATTTAGTACAACAGTGCTTTCTTGTGTATAGACTGTTAAGCGATAATTGGGATACTATGAATGGTAATTATTTAGGTAAAGACTATACCCTTGTGTTTAAGTTATTTGACCTATATGAATTAGACCGCGGTGAAACTTTAATTGCTATAGAACTTTTACAGTATATAGATATGATTAGAGGCAAAAGCATTTCGGAAAAACTAAAAGCAAAGAGCCCTGCCGCTAAATAGCGGCGGGGCTTTTTTGTGTCCATAAAAATTATAGTTGACAACTCCTTGCCCTTGTGCTATAATCGTGTTTAAAGTAAACCTGCCTTAAAAAATTTTAATGCAGAAAAAGTTGCTATTAGGAGATGTAATGGCTGCACAAAATACAACTACGCATAATGTTGAAGTTACCGATAATGGCTCAACAGCGAATGTTATCAAGAACATTGAAACTCTTATTAAAAGCTTAAA